GGCCAGATACTGGCGCTCGGTGATCAGCGTCAGGCCGGCGCCGGCGGCGGCCGCCACGGCGTCGTTGTAGTTGATCTCGACCCACGGCGCGGCGCTAGCGGAAATCGTAGGCGTGCCATCTTCGCCCTTGCTGGTCAGGTAGGTGGCCACCTGGAACGATGGCTCGATGCTGCCGTCGGGGAATGTGACGGCTGGCACGGTGGCGAACAGGGCTGCCGCGGCGCTAGCCAGGGCGGTGGTTTCTGCGGAAGTTGCGGTATTCATGGTTCTCCTCGGTTGGTACTGCAATAAATTCGTTTATGCAGGCTGGGTGGCGATCAGGTCTCGGCTGCCGTTCGACCTTGCTACGCTGACCACGCCAGCTACTTCCATCGCCTCGATCAGGCGCGCCGCCCGGTTGTAGCCGACCACCAGATGGCGTTGCACCAGCGACACCGAGACGCGGCGGTGCGTGCGCACCACTTCGACAGCCTTCTCGTACAACGGATCGGCGACGCTGCCATCGTCGGCCGCCACGGCCCCCAGGCTCGTGACCGCGCGCTGCCGGCGCACCGGCTCGTCGCCCTTGGCTGGCGCCGTGTCGGCCGGCGGCAGGGTCGCGGGCGCATCGCCCTCGGCGGCGCCGCCCAGCGCATCAACCAGGTCGGCAAGCAACTTGGCGCATTCGCCGGTGAACAGCATCATGTCGCCGTCGAAGCGCTCGTCGTCGTTCCGGTTGGTACCGCGATCATTCTCGGTCAACACGTCCAACAACTTCACCGACTTGACCGCCAGGCTCTCGTCGAGCACGAAGCTGATCTTGCTGTCCCAGGTCATGGCCACGCGCACGCACTGCTTGCCGGCGGCGATGTGGCGGCCAAGTTCTGCGGCATCGAGCGTGTGGCGCTTCCACTGCACGGTCGCCTTGCTCTCGCCAGTGGCGCGCAGCGTGGCGTCCTGGTCGACCGTGAAGGCGGTCGGCGCTTCGCCGCTCTGCAGCCACTCCGTCATCACGCCCACCGGGGAGCGCTGCATGCGCAGACTTTCCAACGGAAGTTTGTCGACGGACTTCAGCAGCAACTTGACTACGCTGTCCGCCTTGGCCGGGCTGGCCGCGTCGACAACCATCCAGCCGTTGACCGGGTCGATCCAGACCAGCGTGCTCGATTTGATCGTGAAGGCGCGCGGCAGCAGCTCGTCGGCGATGCGCTCCCTGATCTCCTTCATCGCCTTCTTGCCGGGCGCAAAACCCTGTGCCTCTTCGATCTCGGTGGCACGTGCGGCGGCCACTTGGTTGATCACGGTTGCCGGCAGCAACTTCTTCTCGCTCTGGAGCTTCAGCAGGAACTGGCCGTTGACGGCGTGCACCAACTGGTCGGCAGCGCGCGGCGACGCCCAGCCTTCGCGCAGCAGTTCGTTGCTACTGGCCGGGGTGAAAGCGTGCACGGCCAGCGCGCGGCTGAGGGATTCGGCCGACATCAGGAAGCCGGATAGGCGGTAGATTTGCAGATTCTTGAACATGGCGTTCCAATCAATTAAATTTCCACAACACGGTCGTTAGCGGCAAGGTCGAAGCCAGCCTGCTAGCCTGCGTTCCGAGCGCTGAATGTTTCGCGGCGCCGAACCGGCTGGGCAGGCGATGGAGGCTGTCAAGGTGGTGCCTCGCAGCTCGCCATCTGTTCGCTGCAGGCGCTCTCCGCGTCGCCGCGCTGCATGTCTGCGTATAGGCCAATAAGCATGACTGCAGCAGCAAGGGCTAGGGCGACGTCACGGATTCGCATGGTCGACCTCCTGCGCCGCCTGGCGGTCACGCCGTTCTTGCATCCGGTCGCGATGTGCCTGAATCAGGTCTTGCATCGCGTAGCGGCGCTGCCCGGCACACATGCCGATGCCGGACATGGCGATGTCATAGATGCGCAGCTGGCGGCTGGTCAGGTTCTTCGACGCGCCGCATAAGGTGATGATCTTCTCCAGTGCGTCGGAGGCTTCTCTGGTCATGGCGGCACCATCGCTGAAGTTGCGACATCCACCAGCCATTGCGATAGCAGCACTAGTAGGCAGACAGCGCCGATCATCAGGTTCGGATGTCGATGCGCAAAGTCACCAGGCATTCCAAAGAGAATGCGCGTCATTTCGCGACCACTCCATTATTTGGCAACAGCTTCCAGCCAAGCTGTTCGCGGAACTGCTCTGGCGACAGCGGAGGCGTGCCTGCGGCGCGATGCTGCGCCATCAGGTCGCGGACTTGCTGCTTACTGGGATACGTCGTTGTCGTCATGAACTTCTCCAAAGTGAAGGTAGGACGCCGCCGCTGCGCGGTGGCTGGTGACCTGCGACCCGGGACCAGATGCCTACGCGGGTTTGGTGCAGCGGAAGCCGACGACGTCGCCCGAGCTGCGCGGGTTCGTGTAGCTGAGACTGAACACGCCGGCGTCGCCGCCGCCGCCCCAGTAGCCACCACGGACGAGCGCACGGCCAGACCAGTCGCAATCGCCATCGGTGCGGTAGCCCATGCCCTTCTTGTTCGAGGGATACGGGGCGGTGGCCACCGAGATCGAATCGGATTTCATGCGGCCGGCAACCAGGCCGCGCTCGTCGCCCTGTACGTCGTCGAAGGAGTAGGTCCAGACGTTCCCGGCCACGCCGTAGACGCGCTCGCCGCCCGGCAGGACGTGCCAGTTGCGCTCGTTCTCGGCAGTCTGGAAGTCGGCAGGCTGGGCGCTGCTGACGGTGCCGTGGTGCAGGCCCTGAGACACCGAACCCTCGCCAACCTTGCCGTTGGTCCAGTTCTCCGGCTGTTGGCAGATCAGGTGGCGCACGACCAGCTCTTGCGTTTCGCGCGCCATCTGCATGCCGGCCGTTTCGGCTGCGGCGTTGGCCTGTTCGAAGGTCACGCTCACCCACGGCTTCGCGCTGATGTCGTGCACCAGCTTGCCGTCGGCGCCCTTGCTGGCCGGGTAGAGGGCGTACCAGAACGCCGGTACGACGCGCCCGCCGGGCAGCGTGGTCTGCGGGATCAGCACGAAATGCTCGTTGGCCAGCAGGCCGAGGCTCGACATCAGGGCTGGTGAACCGGTGACCACGCGCTGTTCGGCATCCAGCACGATCAGGTGCGCACCAACGGCGTTGGTGTACAGCGTGAGGCCGCGCCATGCGTCGGCGACAGCCAGGCCGGCAACGGTGCGACCGCCCAGCTGTGCGCTGAATGTGCGCTCTTCGGTGATGGTCAGTGCTGCGGATGCTTTGGACATTTGAGACTCCAGATTCGGTTATGGGGGTGCTGCTGTACTGGCAAAGCGCGCTTGTGGCGGGCAGTGGTCGTGCTGAGCGGTTTCGATTCAGCGGCGCAGCTTCTCTAGCACGCGCATTTCCTCGTGCGTGATCTGGCCAGTGCGAAATTTAAACTCCAGGTCTGCCTTGCGGCTGCGCATGAAGCGCTTGGCGATCTGCACTGCGAAGAATCCGGCGCTCACGATTCCAAGTACAGCGCCAGCGGCGAGAAAAGGTTGCATGGTCAGCCTCCGGATCAACCGAGCGTCGCCGGCACGCCCGGCGCGGAAAAGTCGAAGGAAGGTATGACATCGCCAGCTGCAGTAGATACATCGGCAAAGGCTTGCATTTCAGCGTGAGACATTTCGTGCTCCTCGATTTTGGTTCGGTGTGGCCGCCGCTCCGCGGTGGCTTGTGACCGGTGACCTGGGGCCAGAGACCTACGCGGGTTTGGTGCAGCGGAAGCCGACGTCGTCGTCCGAGTCGCGCGGGTCCGCGCAGCTGAGACGGAACACGCCGGCGTTGACGCCGTCGCCCCAGCAGCCACCACGGAAGAGCGCAGCGCCAGACCAACCGGCGCCGGCAGAAGGGCGCCAGCCCATGCCACGCTTCATGGAAGGGAAGGGCGCGGTGGCGATCGACGGCGAGTTGGCCTGGAACTCGTCCTTCAGCAGGCCCTGCTCATCGCCCTGCACGTTATCGAAGACCCAGCTGTAGGCGTTGCCGGCGGCGTCGCAGATACGATCACCGTTCGACAGGGTGAACCAGCGGTCTTCGTCAGCGTCCTTGGGCACGACGTCGCCGGCCTGGGCTTCATCGAAGTCGCCTTTGCGCAGGCCTTGCTTCAGGTCACCTTCGCCGACGGCGCCGCCGCTCCAGTTCGCGGCCACGCTGGCGATATCAATGGCCATGGCCAGATACTGGCGCTCGGTGATCAGCGTCAGGCCGGCGCCGGCGGCGGCCGCCACGGCGTCGTTGTAGTTGATCTCGACCCACGGCGCGGCGCTAGCGGAAATCGTAGGCGTGCCATCTTCGCCC